TTATAAGTTCTTCAGTTGCTTCGCTTCTTGTCATTGATCTTGATTGGCTCGTGTTGTCTGGTTGCATAAATATGATGAAGCTCGTCATAAGCCTCGCTATAATTCCATCGAGGGCATTTGAAAGACATGGTTCGATGCTTGGGGTAATCTTCTTGCCACACCCAACTTCCGGTGCAGCCAGAGTTTAAAAATAAAACCATAATAATTATTTTCTTTTTAACCATTTAAAACAAAAAGTAACCCCATGATAAACCCATCCTAAAAGATATAGAAAAAACAATAAAATTGTTTGAGGATTAAATCTGACCATAAAGCTCTCCTTCTTTACTGAATTTTTATTTATTAGGTCGTTTATATCTTTAAGTGCTTGTTTATCGGCGCTCCATCTTTCATCTTTCCAAGTAATACAGTATAATTTCATTTACCAAAACCATACTGTATAGTCCTCGCCTTCAAAATCTTCAGGAAGGATATCATAATTCTTTTTCTTTTTTGCATTCATCACATATTAATTTTAAAGAGTTATCTATTATAACCCATGTTAATTCTGTTTCGGCGAATTCTTTTTTACATTTGAAACACTGACACATTTATTATTTCCCCAATCAATCTGTTCATAATTACTTTTATAACCATTAGAAAAACAATTTCTTGGCTTATCGCCTTTCCCAGCCTGTTTTTTTCCTTTCATATTTTGCCGTACACACCTTACAATTACACTTATCAGTCATAAAACGCAATTTAAAGAAGTTTTTAAAGCTATTTATCGCCAATTGAGTGAATAAATTCATATATAAAAAAGCCTCGCCGCGATGTTCAACTCACGACGAGGCGCCCACATTACCCAAATATATTAAAACCCTCCTGCACCTACTATGACGCTAGCTATAGTTAAGATTGTCCAAGCAATCATAACTTTACCTCCTACATTCATCCACCCCCAAACAAAAGCAATCAAGCTGCCTATACCGCAAAGAAAAGTAAGAATTATTGTGGCGATACCTAAGCCTGAGCTTCCATTATCAAACATATTTTTGATAATTATAATAAGACACACTAGCGAAGGAAGCGCCAGCACCAACTGAATAGGACTAATTTGTGTTTCCATATTATTTATCTCGGATTTCTTTTAAAGTTTTATGGATCTCGAATAGAACCAGCATAAGCTCTGTGTAAATACGGCAAGCTATCGGCCCTAAGACCACTAAACTAGTTCCAGCGACGAAAGCATCAGAAGCCCCTGAGAAATAGGCAGAAATACCTAAAACGACAGTAGCTAGCGAGCCGA